TTGTTTGGTGCGTGATTTAGATACAGCTTTTATATCAATATACTCTCCTTTTCTATAAGCTTCGGCAGTTCTCTTTATCTCAGCCGCTTTCGCAGACTTGCTTTTAGAACCAGACAAGTATTTTTTGGGAATACCTGTCTTTTTGTCCTTTGGAACTCGCCTTAGTTTTCTAGTCACTTTTTAGTTTTCTTTTTAGCAGTGGTCTTAGTTTCTTTGGGCTTTTTTGTTTCCTCGCCCTGTACTTTAAAAATATATCCCATTACTTTTTGCCTCCCTTTTTTACTTTCTTTGTTTTCTTTTTACCGCCTGAGTGATACATAGGAAAATAAGTAGCTAGTTGTATCTTACTTCCTTTTGCGTTTTTTAGCAGTTGATAAAGCTATTGCCTGTGCTTGTTTTAATGTCTTGCCCTCTTTCATCAGAAGTCTAATGTTTGCAGAGATAGACTTCTGTGACTTTCCTTTTTTCAATGGCATTATTGCAAGCAAGGTAGATGATTTTCTTCATCATACATAGTTTCTGCTAAATCTTCTGGTGTCATGTAGTTGTAATTGTGATTGAAATTATCTCCGTTCCAACCCTCCCAACATTTAGGTAGTAACTCTTGTAATTTTTCCATTTTTCTAAGGAGATCATTTTTCTCTAGTCTTAATTCAACATCAATACGACCATTTTCAATAATTATGAAATATCCAAATTCACTATTGTCTTTATATTCAAAAACCCAATTTATTTCTCTGTTGTCAGTAATATACTCATGGGTTGTGAAAGTTCTTTGATAAAGCATTGTCGAAGTTTGTATCTGTAAATATAATACACACTATTTACCTACTTGTCCACCCTTGCACACTAATGACCTATAAGATTAACAATTATTAATCACCAAAAGATATTTTGCCTTCATTAATATCTTTGACAAAAGATTTAAAATCCTTTGCCTTACCAGCCGCTTCAATAAATTTTCTTCGCTTTTCAATATCAAGATTCAAAGATGTCATCATCTGTGCTAAATCTCTTGAATTGTTAACAGTTTCTACATTCATAGACCTACAGTATCACTCACTACTATAGCTGATCTGTTGAGAATTACCCAATAGTCAAGATTCCAGTGAACTAATTTGTCACCTACTTCATCAACTAGAGGCAAAGGAACTTGGTATCCATCTATTCCAAGTATGGTGCAAGCTTCACCAACAGTATTGACTTTATAACCTGTAAGCTTTGTTGCTTTTGCAATCGTTTCATTTTCCCAATTTTTAAAAGTTGTTCTATACCAATCGGAATCAGGAAAGGCGTGTGCGCCTTTTAAATTTTTTGTACTTGCACCTTTATCCCAAGTTTTTAAGTTAGCACCCTTTTTTATTCCAAAGGCTGTAATTCTTTTATTTTTATCGACTGTTGTAGTTGCATTTGTATAATTATCAGCTAAATCAAAAGCATTTTGGTTGCCCTGTTTGACCATAGCTTTTGTTCCATGAATATTTCTTGAGGCTGCATATGAGCCGTTACCATAGATGCCATTTCCCTGATAATAGTAATCTCCTGTCTTACCAACACCTTTAAACTCATCAGACCATTTATTATTAGAAACACCTCTATACACAAGTAAGTTTTCACCATCAGCACCTTTTACTAAATCTGTCCTATCTTTCAAAGCTTGAACATTCTTAACTCTATCTGGTCTTTTGTTAAATCCTTGCTTCCAGAATAGATAATCATTGTACATAGGTGAGTTTTTATCTATTGCTCTTTCAATGCTTAACCCTTGTTCTAACTTTCTGATCTTTGCATCTATAGGGCCAGTATAAGGCTCTTCACCTCTTAATTTTTGTAATTTTATTTCATGCTCTCTAAACTTTTTAAGGTCAGCCGTCAACTCTTTTTCAGTAAGTTTTTTAAGTGGTTTTGATTTTACAAAGTCAGATACTTTAGCAGTTCCTACAACCGCCTTTGGCTTGGGCTTTGATTTGATATTTGTAGGCTTACCATAGATTCTTTGTAGATCCTTCAGACTTCTTTCACTGTCATCATCACGCACAAGTTTCTTTATTGCCTTCTGTCCCGAACCTTCCTTCTTTGCAAGACGCTTAAAATAATTTACTTTTTTTGTATTACCTAAAGTCTTAACCTGTAACTTTTTATCTTGCTTCAACAACCACTCACCATAAGTAGTGTCTTGTGGGACTCTTCCTGTTGCACTTGGTCTGGTAACAACCTTGCCCACTGGTGGCGGTTTTAAATCCTCAAAACCTTTTCTCTTACTTAATCCTTCATAATCAACAACAGGAACTGTAGTAGATCGGCAGTTGAAATGCTGTGGTGGTGTTGGGCCTCTGTTATATGCAAAAGTCTTACCATCTAAATCCCTGCAAACTGCACTTGTTCTGCTATCAAGGGTTGCGACATATTGATATTTTGGTGCGACCTTACTGTTAGCAGCATACACAGCCTGTGATGCCTGATTCTGTACTTGATTTACAGATGTTCTAACAATGGTTCTTATTTGATGGTTTGCAAGTTTAGTAAGCTCACCACCAGCTAAAGCTTTTTGTCTAGATGACAAAGCCTTTTGTCCAAACTCTAATTTTCCTACCATACGTCTTGCTATCTCTGCGCTTGATTCCCCACTAAACACACCCTGCCTTATATGTCTTGCAAGAGAGTCTTGCTGACGTTCTGCTATGCCTCTAAAAGCTTTCTCGACTGTTACTCCATTTGGTAGAGTCTGCATTGCCCCTTGTCTTGCAGTCAATTCAAACTTGCCCTGTCCAAACCTTTTGAAATCATCTTCTGTAAACTCTTTGCTAGTAAATATATTTGTTTTAGTTGGGTCTGTTTTTACAAAAGACTCTGCATATTTTGGGCTTATTGCTACTGAGTTAATGGGGATATTTCCTGATTTTACTACTTTTTTAAGTTCATTCTCTATAAATCCAGCTTGAACATCTGCCAAGCCCTCTATCTCTTTTATCATTTTTCTTGTTGTCAGCATTGACCATGTATCAAGGCTTTTTGTTGATTGTCTAATTATTGCTCTAAGTCTTTTTCTTGTTTCTGGTGCAACAACAACCCCTGCCCCAGCTTCAGCTTGTTTTATATTTAATTGCTTTAGTTTTTTTGCGGCAACAAGAATAATATCGTTATATGTTGTCTGAAATTCTGTAGCTACAGCATTACTATACCTGTTTAGATCAATAGTCTCCCTAAAAAATACCTCTGGAATACTCATTTATCATTCTTCCTCTTGCTCCTCTGGGTCTGGGTCAGGTTCTTCTGGTGGCTCTACTTCTGTAAGACCTCCCTGCTGTGTTCCTTCAATCTCTTCCTCTACGTCAAAGTCATCACCAAGAACCTCACCAGCAGATAGTTGATTCAACAATGTTTCCTGAGTAATAGTTCCAGCAGTGAACAATGTGAGCAATGATGTTATCTCTTGTGGTTCTAGTCTTGCACTTACAAAGTCCCTATTAACAAAGCTACTGCCAGCATTAGGTTCATTGAGATATTCGCTGTGAAACTTCAAACAGTTATCAATCAAGTCTTGCATTTGCTGTGCTATTACCATCATTGTGCTGTCGTTCTGTGATCTATCAATTCTCTTGGCCTCTGCTGATTCTCCTACCAACTTCTGACCAAGCACTGCGGCTAGTGACAATGTATTGATCTGTTCTGCAATATCTTTTAATCTTGTGAACTGGCTGTCATAGCTATCACCAGATGGGCTGATATATTCCATGCGAGACTCAGGTGGCAATGATAGTGCCTCATTAGGGCCTGTTGTTATTTCATCTGCGTTTGGATAACCAAAAACTGCAAGCATAGGAACAGAACTAATATGCAAAATATTATCCAAGTCAGACTGTATCTGATAATGTTTAAGGTTAAGTTCTGCAATGTCATACAAAGGGCTGCGGCTTTCGTAGTATCCAACTCTGTTTGAGTAAGCAATAGCAAAAGGAATCTTGTCCTTGATGCTCATTTCACCTTCATCAAATATTTTATATTCACCCTTCTTTTCATCTTTCCTGTGGATCTCATATCTACCCCTTTCTAATACCCTGATCTGTTTAACAACTTTGTCACCATACTTTCCATCTGGCTCAACAACCTGTTCCAGTAAACGCAACTGTGTGAGTTGCCTTACCCCATCTACAATCTCAGACCTAAATCCTAGAATGTCTTTTGGTGTATATGTCACCCAATAGGGTCTGGTCTTATTGCCTTCTTTCGGTGCATCTACAAGAACTCCAACATGACCAAAACTGATTGCTAGTCTTGCTGTGTTATATAACCAAACATTGAGATCATTACCCTCAAGGTCAACATCAAACAACTGTTCTCTTACTAAGTCAGATACATCATCTAGTCTTACTGGCTTCCTGACTAACATACCTGATAGCATCTTCTCAATTCGCTGCAAATATGGTACAACTGTTGATCTACTTAGCCTTACGTCATAGCTATCATCTGTTTCTCTTGCCTCCTGTGGCAAATACTTTCTATGTTCACTCCTGATCTTGTATGTACCTTCCTTTAAATCTGTTATTAAATCCCAGAACTGAGCCATGCGTTGATAGGCTGCATTAGGGCTTGCAACTGTGGTAGCAGCTTGTGTTATGGGCTGATTGTAAATATTTAGTGAGCTATACACAGTTTTGCCTCAATACTATCATGTTCTTAATATATTCTAATCCCTGTAGCTTTGCC